TGCATCAACTCTGAATACTCTAAAGTATTGGTTAGCTCTATCTGTACCAGTACCTGAGCCAGCTACGAATGGGTTAGCAACCATTCCGTATCTAGTTTTAAAGCCGATTCTTGGTTGGAAATCTTCCTCACCAACTGCTTTAACCATTGTTAATGGTACGTATGGGCAATAGAATAAACCTGCATCATACGGGTTTGAACCTCTATAACCTACACAAGCGAAGTCAGTTTGTGCATAAGGATCGATGTAAACTTTTAGTCTACCGTTAAGAACACCAGCAAAAGTATTACCTGTGTCATCAACATTTAAGTTAGCACTTAAAGCAGGTGTGTAGTCTAATAGACCAGCAGCTGCTAAAGCTGAAGCTACGTCTGAAGAAACGAGTACAAAGTTACCTTTTCCTCTTCTTGTTTCTTTAGCAATAATGTTAGCTTCTCTTTCGATCTGCATGATAAGACCTTTGAACTTCTCAACCATCCATCTGCCGTCTGAATCAGTATCTACACTAAATGCACCTTTTAAAGTAACATTTGATTGTAAAGCACCTAATTTAGCTTTAGCTAGGATTGTTCTAACCATCTCTCTGTTGATCTCTGCTAAGATTTCAGATGAAAGAATGTTAGCAAGTTCGCCTTCAGCATCCAATCCGTGGATAGCTTTAAGGTCTTGTGCTAATTCCATTGTGTACTCAGCTTTTAGAGCTCTTGACTTAGCTGTGACAGTTGTTTTGTCAATTGAGAAAGCCATTTCTCCGAAAGCACCACCAGCAGGTGATCCGCCAGTACCTAAAGCTTCAGCATCAGCTGTAGCTAAACCAGTACCAAAGTCATGAGTTGTATCTTCATCAGCTAATGATGAGTTAGACCCTGTTGCGTCAGTAACTCCTTCAAGACCTGTTGGTCCACCAGAGTCATGAGTACCTGTACCAGAGAACTGTGTATCAGCTTCATCAAATAAAGCTTCTGTACCGCCCTGTGTTGAGTATTTTGATTTCATTGCAAAGATAAGACCAGTTGGTCCACTCATTGGCTGAACGCCAGCGATATCATAAGCAATTAAGTTAGGCATTGCTCTTCTAACTAAAGAAATAAGAACTGGATCAAAGTTATCAATATTTGAGCCTGTAGCGTTAGCTGCTGCAGCCTCAGAAATATAATTACCTTGAGAATGAGCTCTCTCTTCTCTTAGAGCAACTTCCTGGTTTTCAAGAAGTCTAGCTGTTACACTCTTCTTGTATTGGTTTTCAATCGCTGGAGCACTTTCGTGTTCTAGGACTGGTCCCCATTTTTCCATAAGTTTTGCGTCTGCATTAAACATTTCTGTTTCCCCTTATAATTATTTATTAAATTTTGTTATAGCTTGTGTGTATCTAGACATAGAATCTGAAACGTCTATATCGACTGTTCCTTCTCCTAATAGACTATCCACCTCATCTACAGTTTCAGTAACTTCTTGTTTGAAGTATGATTCTTTAACAGTTTTCACTTTCATTTCGAAAGTTTCTTTGTTATCGTATTCAATATCTTCAACCAAAGATGCTAATTTTTCTGCTTCAGTTTCAGCAAGCCCTTCTGATAAATCTCTTACTACTTCAGCTCTTTCTAAAACTTGAACTTTGTTATGTAAGTCAATATTATCGGTTGTGGTTTTATTTAAAGTTTCTTCTAGCTCAGTAACTTGTTCGTTGAGTTCATCAACTAAGTCAACCTTACCTTCAGGTACTTCGATGTAGTGTTCTTTGAACACACCTTGTAGTGAAGCCATAAAGTCTTCAGCAATTTCAGTTCTTAAACCATTCTGAATTGCTAATTCGTTTTCTTTCATCCAATTTTCAACTACATAGTTAAGGTATGAATCTACCTTTTCTACGAGTGAAGATTGTAAATCAGATACTTCTTCTTCAAGGTTTTGCGCATATTCACTTTCTAGTCTTTCAACTTCCTGTGTTAATTTAGATGTAAGCACAGCTTCGAAAATTGCTCCAGCCTTTCCTCTGAATTCTTCAGAAAGTGTTGCCTCTTCTTTAACTAATGCATCTAAATCTTCATCAAAATCAACTGATTCTACTTTAGCCTTAGCTTTAGGCTCTGCAGCCTTTTTAACTTTCTTTAAAGCAGCATCAACTGATGCGATTGATTCTTCTTCAGAAGTTTCATCCACTTTTGCCATTTTAGCAAAAAGCTTTTGCGCGTCTTCTTTTCTAGCTTTCTTAAGCATATCTACAGCGGCTTGAATTACACCTGCTTTAGTTTTTGGAATATTAACAGAAGGAGTTTCTTCTTTTACAGATTCTTCTTCTTCCTCTTCCTCTTCCTCATCATGTGCATCTTCTTTCTTAGCCTCTTCAAGTTCTTCAGTTTCCTCGTTGACTTCAACGTTCTCTTCTTCTGAACTCTCCTCTTCTGAAAGTACTACCTCTTCTGTAGCTATGTCTTCTGCTAGTTCATTTCTAATAGCGTCTTCTGACATAATTATTCTCCTAATTATCTTTGAGAGTTTAGTTTAGAGAGGAAATTTTTAAAAGCACGAATTTCAACCTCTGGGAGGTTATTACTCGAAGTACTTTTTATTTCAGTCTCAATTAATTCAATATCCTGCGGCTTAATGATACCATTATCCCATACCCATTCAACACCTTCCATAACTCCATTCACAAATGCGGATGGAGCGGATGGGTCTTGAACTATATCTACAGTGGCCAATATAAAATCGTCCCCCACGTATTGAGTACCATTCTTTGCTACAAGACTTCCCATACCACGACTTGACACACCAAGCTTAACACCACCTTCGAGCAAACCTTCGACGATTTTACCCATTGGGGTTTTAAGTATTGATGCTTTTCCTACAACATCATTACCCTGCCAATGCAGATTATTGATTTTGTGTGAAACCTTATCAAGGTTTACTGTTGGACCCTCTGGATGATTTAATTCCCCAACAGCTCTCCCTGTTTTAACTTGTTCGGTCACATATTTTTCAACAGCTTTTTCAAGTGTTTTCTTTTCGTATATACGACCATTTCTATTCTTTTGGTTAGATTGCATAAAGACACCTTCGATGAAATAATCTTTTTCACCATTCTTTTTTGCCTCACATATGACATCTAACTCTTGATCTATGTGTTCAGTAATAAGCTTCATTTTATTCCTGTTCTTCTTTGTTTCTCTGAATCAAAGTAGATGCTAAATCTATTTTTCGAGCATCAAGGGCATCAGATATTTTCTCTCCCATGAGACCTTCAAATTCTTTATTAGCTTTAACGTTATCACCATTCTTTAAATGGTTAACTAAATTTTCTACTGACATAATTTATATCTCCACTATTATTTATAATTTTTTAGTGTTTAAATGCACTAAAATTCATCTTCT